TAAGCCTGCCACTGCCGCTACACCTGCTCCTGCGGGCCTAGCGGCCATAAAACCCCCCACTCCCGCTGCTCCCGCTCCTGCTCCCGCTCCTGCTCCCGCTCCCGCTGCTCCTGCTCCTGCTCCGGCTCCTGCTCCGGCTCCTGCTCCGGCTCCTGCTCCGGCTCCTGCTCCTGCTCCGGCTCCCGCTCCGGCAGCTCCCGCTGCTCCTGCCCCTAGACCGCCAGTCCAGCAACCTGCTCCGGGCGCACTCCCACCACCTCCCGGTGGAGTAAGAGGAATAAATGACTTCGGCGCTCGTCAGCTTCTGAAGAAAGGTGGTATTGCGGCATTGGGCGGCAACAAGGGAATGGATAAAGGAAAAGGAAGCAAACCGCGCGGTGTTGGCCTAGCCCAGAAGGGTTGGGGCAAAGGGACGATGCGATAATGGCTGGCGGTGGTCAACCACAAGGACAGGCTCAACAACCCCCCGGCTATGCCGGGGGAGGGCCGCTAAACGCGCCATTGCAGTTTGGTAAGCAAGTAAACCCCATACCTCAATTCAATACGCAATCGGGGTATAACAATTTCGCTTCGCCTAACCAGAACTTCATGCAATATCCGCAGCAAGGGCAACCTAACCAACCAAACCCTCCGGCATTGAACAACAATGTGCCACCTGTACAGAATATAGGTGGCCCGGATACTGGAGAGTTATACCCGCCTGTAGATATGGGTTTTGACCATAGCGGTAGCGACGGCGGTGTAGGAGGCCACCCTGCCGATCAAATGCAGACCCCATTACAGCAGTGGGGCAAACCACCCAGTATCCACCAATATATGTCTCCACAAGGCTTGCAAATCCAAGGCGACCCTAACGCAATGCTCGTGAGAAGACCCCAACAGAGGTAGCCCATAATGGCGGCAGGTAGCGTTGTTTCGTCAATCTCAAGAGTCGGGCGGTATGAACCGTTCGATTTACAAGTCTCTCGTGGGCAGATTACAGGTCATACGACTGTCTACAAGTTCGGGTATTCAACGGTAATAGATGGGACGCTTTACCCTATTTGGAACGTAGCGGCTAACCGCGTGTATCTAACTACTGCGGCGGCAATGGAAGTATCCTCCAGTTCGGCAAATGACACCTCTCCTTCTGGTTCAGGGGCGCATATTGTTTTAATTGAAGGACTCGACCAGAACTACAACCCGATTTCTGAGTACATCACACTGGCCGGACAAACAGCCGTACCCACAACAAAGTCATACTTACGAGTCACGGGAATTACGGTCACTGATAAAGGCGTTAACGGCGGTAATGTCGGCACGATCTATGTTGGTACGGGTACTGTAACTTCTGGTGTTCCGGCTGTTATACATGAACTAGTCCCACCCGGATTCAATAAAGAAACGTCAGGTGCTTATACTGTCCCTGCGGGCTACACCGCATATTTCAGAGTGGGCGGATTATCAGGACAGGATACGGGCGCGGGGTACATCACAGGCCGGTTGGCGATTAGCAATCAAGGCTCACCTTTCGTTACATCTGCGGTAACGGTATTTACTACAGGTCAGGTCAACTACGACTTCCCTTATCCTATTGCTATTCCAGAAAAATCCGATTTAGAGGCTAGAGCGATAACCTCTAGCGGCACCAATACAGTGTCCTCATATTTTGGTATGATCCTTATTAAGAACGATGGGCAAGCATAATGGCTAAAGAAGTCTGGGACAAACCAAGACCGAAAGGGTTGGCTAAACCAAAGAAACTAAGCTCTGCTAAAAAGGCCGCTGCTAAAGTGATGGCTAAAAAGGCAGGTCGTCCGTACCCAAATCTTGTGGATAACTTACGAGCAGCTAGGAAAAAATAATGGCTAAATCACCCGCATGGACTAGAGCAGAAGGGAAAAACCCTAAAGGCGGCCTCAACGCTAAAGGTCGCGCAAGCGCCAAAGCGCAAGGTATGAATCTGAAACCCCCTGCGCCGAAGCCTAAGACTTCAAAAGACGCTGCGCGACGTAAATCGTTTTGCGCCCGTATGGAGGGTATGAAGAAAGTTAATACCTCTGCCAAGACCGCTAAAGACCCGAATAGCCGCATCAACAAATCCTTGAGAGCGTGGAACTGCTAACATGAGTACATCAGGTACAGCGGCATGGAACCCAGACATGACCGAGATCATCGAGGAAGCATTTGAAAGATGCGGAGTTGAGGTCAGGACAGGATACCAGTTCCGTACAGCAAGGCGTAGCCTCAATCTGTTGTTTCAAGAGTGGGCCAATAAAGGACTCAATCTTTGGACTATTGAGCAAGGGCAAATCTCTCTGACCGCAGGCACCGTACAATACAATCTTCCTGAAGACACTGTAGACATCATTGAGCATGTGATACGGCAAAACCCCGGCAGTGTTGCAAATCAGGTTGACCTTCAGATAGCGCGTGTTGCGCTACCCACCTATGCGTCCATTCCAAATAAACTAGCTACTGGAAGACCTATACAGATTTATGTGGATCGAGTCTCTCCTATACCGCACGTTAAAATATGGCCTACTGCTAGTGATAATAGTTACACTCTTGTCTATTGGCGCTTACGTCGCATCCAAGATGCAGGACAATCAGGCTCTAATACAATGGATGTACCATTCCGGTTTACGCCAGCACTTATTGCGGGGCTAGCGTACTATTTGGCGTTGAAAACTCCTGAAGCCATGGATCGTATCGCCGCGTTGAAGGAACTGTACGACGAGGCATATGACCTTGCAGCACAGGAAGATAGAGATCGCGCCCCAGTGCGGTTTATTCCGCATATCGGCTACGTTGGCGGCAGGGGTTGGTAAATGGCTGGTAGGTTTGCCAGTGAGAAAAGGGCGTTCGGTTTTTGTGACCGATGTGGATTTAGGTATGACTTACCTAAACTCAGGACGTATGTAGTCCTCGGTAAGATCGTAAACCAAAGAGTCTGCCCTTCATGCTGGGAGATAGATCACCCGCAAAATTGGGCTGGTGTTATAGGCTCACGCAAAGCAGCAGACGATCCTCAAGCCCTACGTAATCCGAGGCCAGATACAAATCTCAATGCTTCCCGTGGGTTTTTTGCTTTCAATCCTGTTGGTACTCAACAGATTGATTTTACGTTGAACGATGTATTTGTTAAAATTACTTAGAGGTAATTGAAATGGCTAAAGGTGAATGGGAAGGTTCTAGTAAAGACATCGCGCAGGATAAAAAGCTTGCGAAGAAACACAAGATGTCTTTCAGCGACTGGGAAAAATCTCCAATGGATAAGAAGCACGATAAGCAGAAGTCTATGAAAGGGCTGAAGAAAGGCGGCCCGACTTCTATGGATCGTAAGAAATTCGGCAAGAACATGTCCCGCGCCATGAACCAGAAATCTTCTGGAAGAGGTCGCTAATGGCTAAGTACGATACTCGCAAGCACACTGAAGGTACTGAAGAATATCGAGGTATCAAAGATGTGCCGCAGCCGCATGGTAATGGTTATCCGAACAACATACCGAGTACAAAGACGGTAAAGATTCGCGGTACGGGCGCAGCCACTAAAGGCACCAAGTGCAGCACTAAACTAGGCTAATCTATGAGTCTTACATACGCACAGTTGGTCACTGCTGTTCAGCAGTTTACTGAGGTTGACGAGCCTACGTTCGTTTCCAACATTCCTGTGTTTGTTCAGAACACTGAGGTTATAGTAAATAACAGTGTCCAGCTTCCTGCGTTTAGGCAGACTGCAACCTTAGCGACTGCGATAGGTAATCAATATGTATCGTTGCCATCCGGGTTTCTGTCTATGTTCTCATTGGCCGTTATCAGCCCTACGGTCGGGTATGTGTATTTGCTGAACAAAGATGTTAACTACATCAGAGAGGCTTATCCGTTCCCAGCGACTACTGGCCTGCCTACGACCTATGCGTTGAATGATGCGACACAGCTTATTTTAGGGCCGACACCTGATGCCATCTACTCGCTGAATATAAACTACTACGCCTACCCACAATCTATCGTAACCGCAGGTACTAGCTGGCTGGGCGTCAACTTCTCCAATGTGTTGCTCTGGGGTACGCTGGTGGAAGCGTATATCTATCTCAAAGGCGAAGCTGAACTGATTCAGACCTATCAGGCCAAGTTCCAAGAAGCTTTAGCAGAACTCAAGCAGTTGGGCGATGGTAAAGACAGAGGCGACACTTACCGCAGTGTGCAAGTTAGAGACAAGGTAACTTAATGGCTATAACCCAAAGCATTGTTTCAACATTCAAATCTGAGTTGTTCAAAGGCATACACGACTTTGCTACTGGCGGCAGCACGTTCAAAATAGCCCTATACACCGCTAACGCCAATTTGGATTCCGCCACGGTGAGCTATACAGGCACTACGGGTGAAGTGCCTAACGGTAGTGGGTACACCACAGGCGGGAATGTTTTAACAGGCCAAAGCGTCGGTCAGGCGGGTACTACCATTTTCGTAGATTTTGATGACTCCGTATGGGTAGCAGCATCGTTCTCTGCGGCAGGGGCATTGATCTATAACGACTCCGCTATAGGTAAACCAGCGGTAGCGGTGCTGAATTTTGGGGGCACCTATATGCCGACCAACAATACGTTTACAGTGCAATTCCCACCCGCCACAAGCACAACAGCAGTTATTACAGCGACTTAATAAGGAACACACATGGCACTTCGTTACCCTTTAGTATTGAATGGCACGACGATTGAAGAGCTTCAATCTGCTGATTCTCTTGACGTAACTTCAGCATCCATTTCAGGAGACCTAACCTTTACGGGTACGGGGGCTAGGGTCAAGGCTAACTTCAGTGATCCTATTGCTACTAATCGCCTGCTGTTCCAGACCTCCACCGCAAACAGCACTACGGCTGTGGGGATCATGCCTAGCGGCACTGGCTCTACATCTATCATCTACGGCACGAATAGCTCTAACCTCACCAACGCCTCTTATTTTGATCTACGCATATCTGGCTCTGGAAATGACGTTCGTCTGACTTCTGACTACTATGGCGCAGGCACTTACCTGCCAATTACTTTCTACACGGGCGGTTCTGAGCGAGTACGCCTTGACACGAGCGGCAATTTCAGTATTGCGGGGCTAACTGCCTCTCGCGCTTTAGCTACGGATGCGAGCAAGAATCTTGTTTCATCTACGGCAACCGCTACAGAACTCGGCTATCTCTCAGGCGTTACGAGCGCAATCCAGACCCAGTTAAACAGTAAAGCGGGCACTGCTACTGCTAATACGTTCACCAATAACCAGATCATATCGGTTAATTCATCCTCCGACGCCCTCCGCATCACTCAAACGGGCGCGGGCAATGCTCTGGTAGTTGAAGATGAAGCTAACCCAGACGCTACACCTTTTATTATTGACTCGGTTGGTAACATAGGGCAAGGCTTAACGAGCATCACGACTACAGGATTCACTGGTGGGTACATCGCAAAAAGCTCAACTGCTTTTGGCCCTCAGCTCGTTTATGAAAATGCAACAAATGATGCTAACGGCCCTTACTATATTCTACAAAAGGGAAGAGCGGGTGCCGTCGTTCAATCTGGCGACACTCTAGGAAATTTCCAGTTTCGCGGTTTTGACGGCACTAATTTTGTACGAGGCGCATCCATAGAAGTCGCAGTAGACGGCACTCCCGGCACTAACGACATGCCCGGTCGGTTGCTCTTCAGCACTACTGCTGATGGTGCGTCTAGCCCGACTGAGAGGATGAGGATTGATAATCAGGGTAGGGTGGGGATTGGAGGGACTGCTGGAGCTGATACACAGTTACAATTATTAGGAACCTATGCTACTTCTGGCGCAGTAACTAGAGTTGTTAGAGCTAATGGGACAATCCCATCCAGCACAACAGGCACTGCTAGAATTTATAGCACGGAAATAACAACACAAGCAGCATCTTTTACAGTTTCATCGCTACAGCATTTTTATGCGGCACAAGCTACTTTAGGACTAGGCTCCGCCGTCACAAATCAATATGGATTTCTTGCGGAAGCCTCCCTCACCGGAGCCACCAACAATTACGGCTTCTACTCCAACATCGCCAGCGGATCTAGCCGTTGGAACTTCTACGCTGCTGGTTCCGCTGCTAACTACTTCGCAGGGGATGTCACTGTTGCATCGACTAATGATCCGGCATTTAGCGTGACTGGAGGGGTACGGATAGGAAGCTCGACAGCAACTGGGTCGACTAGAATTACTAGCGGGTTAAACTGGAATTTCTCTCCATTAAGCATTATTCGCGCCACGTCTAATTCAGCGACAGTTCGGACGCTTGGCTTCATGCTAGATGGAGATTCGTTAAGTAGCACTGGAATTGGTGACTATAACGCCATTTGGGGTGCATACGATTCAGCACCTACCACCGGATCAACTTCAAGCGCGCTAAATGGCGCTATGGTTTATGGTGCGTATGCAGGCCATAGATGGTACGTCAACGGTAGTGAGCGCATGCGTATTGATAACGCAGGGCGTGTTGGGATTGGTGG